GCGGGCGACGGGGGGGGGGTGTGACATTCGATGTCCTATGCCAATAGCGGGGTGGGACATTCGATGTCCTGGGGCGGATCCTGGTGGGCTAGTGTGAGATCCGGATCCGAGACTATGGGCAAAGGAAGGAAGGGGGCGATGGCCTACTGTTAGGCAAGCGGGCAAGCGGCCCAAGGAAGGAAGGAAAGCGGCAAGCGGACTATCGGGGCAACAAAAAACCCCGCAGGGTTGAACCTACGGGGCGTGGTGATGGGCTTTGGTTTACTTACCGTTACCTGCTAGGGCTGAGAGAATGAGAAGCAAGGTGAACAGCAGGCAGAGGGCAAGGTACCCTAGGACTCTTAAGAGGGGTTTCATTAGATCAGCCCGAGGGCGATAAGAATGGACGGGCACCCGTGGCTACAGGCTCCGTCGGGTTCAACGATACACCCTTCGGTGCAGCAAGCGGGTGATGTGGCTTCCCACATGGCGTTACGGGTGAAGTCCTCGAGGGTGTCGGGTGTGAACCCTTCGTTTTCCAAGGCTTCGGTGGCTGTGATCAGGTACGGGTTGGCTTTGGTTTTCATGAGGTTCAAAAGTTCCGGATGATGACTCCGTTTTCCCACACCTGAACCACGTCCGTGCGGTTCATGAGCCATTCGATGGGAAACTCATCCTTGGAATCCACACCCTCGAGATAGCCGAAAGCTTTCGCAGCGTCCAAGGCGGAAGGGTACTCACTCCACTCACAGCACAGGGCGATGGGGTCAAGTTCAAGTTCTGTGTCCGTGTCCTCCTCCACCCTTTCAAGGTGCTCAAAGAGTGCCCGCAGGGCATGATAGGAAAACTGCGTTCCCCGCCCGCAGGCACGGAATGCGTCGGTAAATGAGTACTGTGTTACAATGGTTTTCATATGGTTTGTAAGGGCATCAATTGCCCGTGCAACCCACGCTTGCGCATGGGCTGACCGGAGAATTTAAGCTTCAAGGAAGTGAACAGCACCCTTTCCATGGGGTGGAATATGGACAGACTCGAGTCCGCCCCGCGCACCCGCACAGAGTTGACACACGGCGCAGGGGGTTCCATCGCGAGTGGAGGCGCAAAGGGATTCACCCACACTAGCTTCGGATCCCACGCGAAAAGTAGACCAGCCAAGGGATCGGGCGATCACGAGTTCAGCGATGGAATCCACACTGGCCATGAGAAGGGTGCGCCAAGGTTGCAAGGAAGGTTTTCTCCATTGATGGGTGTAGCCCGTGTGGCCGGAAGCCACACCCGCGATCGCGAGCGCAAGGGATAAGGGGATATGCACAGGGTCGCCGTAGGCTCCGAAACGGACTTTCCTTCCGACGAAACACTCGAGACTACGCAGCAAAGGGTAGTTGCCCGCTTTCCATGCCTTCCAAATCCCTTGGGGAGCCTGCCCGGGGTTGACGTAGCACGAACGATCCACACCGAAGCGACCGTTTTCTTCGTGGCCGCGATGCATGCAATTGCCGCAGATTAAGCGATCCAAGCCCGTCCGGATCGCTTCGGTGGGGGAGACTGATTTAACGAGTATCCAAATTTGGATCATGTCGCCGGTTTTCCGGTTGTCCGATGGGGTTTCAAAGCCCGTGGCGATGACAACCCGCAGGGTGTCCTCATGAAGGATAAAGCCGTTCACAGGGAACCTTTCTCGAAGCGCAAAAAGAAAGCCCGCGCATGATCAAAGTGATGATTCGAATCTAAGGAAACCTGCGAAACGATTTTACCACCCTTTCGACGATATCCGCCAATTGCATGCGTAAATCCTGCGCGATAAGCTTCGCGAAGAGCTTCGGCACGGGAGCGAAAAGACCGTCCACGGGCGTCTAAGCAAGCGGATGCCGAAGAGCAAAAGTAGAACCCACCGACATCTTCAAAGATCCGGGCGGTGGTCGTCTGAGGAATGAGGTTCAATTGACACCTCCCATCACAGCGTCAACTAGCAACCAGATTACGGGAAGAATGAGGAGGTGAAGCGCGAGGAATCCAAGCGCACGGAGGAGTTTATCTGAGGGTTTCATGAGGTTTTGAATGCTCCCATATCGGAGAGCGTGCAAGGATTAAAGCAAAGGAGTCGCGCATTGTCAACATCGGGCAACAAAAAGTTTGCAAGCTCCTAGGTTGGCATGCAAAGCGGGGGGATGGCCAGGAAGACAGAAACGAAGGAATTAGCGGTCGCGGAGAAGCCCAAGGCGAAGATTGGGAGGCCACTGAAAGTCCTTTCCACTGAAGTCACAAAAAAAGCGATTGAAGCCGCTCGCCTTGGGATCCCACTGGAACGCATCGCGATCGGTTGTGGGTTCTGGAACAATGGATCGGGCTGGCAAACCTACCTAGCTAGGAATCCCAAGTTCGCTGCGGAGTTGGAAGCGGCCCGCTTTGAAGGTGAGCTAGAACTCACCTCAGTCGTTCGTTCCTGCGGCAACGGCTGGCAAGGTTCCGCATGGCTACTCGAACGAACGAGAGGCTACGTAGCCCGCGCTCAACTCGAACACACTGGTAAAGGTGGCAAGGAGTTATCGGTTAGTGGCAATTTACTAGGCGCATTTGGTGGTCAATCTAAATAGAATAAGCAATAGGAATAGCGTAGTAGGATAAGGACTATTGTAATAGGACAACGGGGGCGGGGGACCACCCAGGAGGGGGGTGGGTGATACCTTATACCCCCTCTCCCCACCCAACCCAATTTTATGAGTGTCAAGCAAATTAAACGGAAGAAATCCCCTTCACTAGGAATGGGTTCGCATATCCCTGCATGGAAGCAGCGTAAGCTCCTGGAGGAGGCACAACATTTGGCCAACTTCCCTAAGATGATGCTGGGGCTTCGCGACACCTATCCTTGGCAGGAGAAGGTGCTGGGAGCGTTGAACGAGAAGCATTCGAAGGTGGCACTCAAAGCCGCGAATGGTTCTGGCAAGACGAGCATGGTAGCCGCATCAGCCGTTGTCTGGCACATGCTTCGCTGGCCTGGGAGCTTGGTGGTATGTACCGCTGGTGTGTACCGACAGGTGGCCGACGCTCTATGGCCGCATCTTCGTAAGATGATCAATGGATTGGGTGGCGAGGAGAATGGATTCTCGATCAAGGATGGAGAGATCCGCTATGTGTACCCGAAGAAGGTAGATGGTCAGGAGTTGGTGAGTAGGTGCATAGGGTTCAGCGCGAGCAATCCTGAGAAGGCGGAGGGCTGGCATGTGCAGGGTCCGAGCAATGATTTGCTGTATATTGTGGATGAGGCGAAGGCGGTACCGGACGGGATATTCCAGTCGATGGAACGGTGCCAGCCAACGCGGACTCTGTTGATGAGTAGCCCCGGGGGATCCTCCGGCTATTTCTACGATGTATTTCGCAGAAATGATGGTAAGTGGAATACCTTTACGGTGACGGCTTTTGATTGTCCGCATATTCGGAAGGAGTGGATTGATGATCAGTTCGCGAGATGGGGAGAGGGTCATCCGCTGGTGAGATCGATGATCTACGCGGAGTTCATGGAGGACGATGGGAGTTTGACGGCGGTGAAGACGATCGATTGGCAGAGGGTGGTTAGTGGCCCACCTAAGGAGGATACGGAGGGTCAGCCGTTGACCGCGGGCTGTGACTTCTCGGCTGGTGGGGATGAGAGTGTTCTCGTCATACGCCAGGGTAATACGGTTAAGGGGCTGGTGCGGTGGCGGGATAAGGACACGATGGCCAGTGTGGGTAGGTTCATAGCGGAGTTCAGGAAGTGGAATCTGAAGGCGGCGGATATCTATGCGGATGTGGGCGGCATGGGTGTTGTGATGTGTGACGCGTTGCGGTCTGAGGGTTGGGATGTGCGGCGGGTGAACTTCGGGGAGCGGGCCATTCGGGATGATCAGTTCGTGAATAGGGCGGCGGAGATGTGGATTGAGTTCGGGCGGATGGTGGAGGAAGCGAAGGTGAATCTGGGGCCGGTGGGAACGGACGAGATTCTATTGCAGCAGTTCGTGAGCAGGAAGGTGCGGACCAATGGTAAGGGCAAACTTACCCTCGAAGGTAAAGACGAACTCAGATCCCGCGGGGTGAATAGTCCGGATCGGGCGGATGCTATGGTACTGGCGTTTTGCGGTGGTGGCGGGAAGCGGATGGATGAGTACCTGAAAGCATTGGGTGAGGATGGAAGGAGCTTGCTTGAAAGGATGGAGGATGAGATAGGTCCGGTGGAGGAAACTGGGTCTCCGCTTGCTGGATGCGAGGTTGGCGGGTAGGAAGAGGGGTATACATTTATGATGAGCGACAAACAGCGGAATTCGTTGCAGGGCCAGATTGTTGAGGCTGTTGCCCAGCGAAGCCCGTGGGAGATAAGGCAGACGCGGTGGTATGAGTTACGCCATCACGGGTTGCGACGTACCAATAAGCCCTGGCCCAAGGCCGCGGATCTGCATTGGCCGCTCATTGATACGGCGATCGAGAAGCTCAAGCCGCTGTTCCTCCAGCAGGCACTGGGCATGGATGTTGTGGCCAGCTTTGTTCCGATGCGCCAGCAGTTGAATGCGTATACGAAGGTGGCGGAGGACTGGTTCAACTATAAGATTCGGGACAAGACAAACTTCACGGATGAGGTCTTGAGCTGGGTGGATTACACGCTGATGAGCGGGCGCGGGGTGATCAAGTGCTTCTGGAACCCGGGTGATAAGCGGGTGGGGTTCGAGGCGATTGACCCGATGTATTTCATTGTGCCGGCATACACCGTGGATTTGCAGGATGCAGATTGGGCGGTGCATGTGATGCCGATGAGTGTGGGAGCGTACAAGCGGATGGCTGGGCAGTTCGGGTGGAAGAGCGATTCCAAGACGATCGAGAAGATTCGGGGTAATCCGCAGCAGGACGATAACGTCCCGGGAGCAGCGACCGAGGAAGACGCAAAGCAGCTTCGCGAGGGTATCACTTACACGAGCAATACCGATGGGGTGATTGTGTGGGAAGTGTACAAGAAGCGGGATGACGGGGTGTGGGAGGTTTACCTGTACAGCCCCGCGGCAGTGGATCTCGATCTGCGGGATCCGATGGAGTTGCCGTATGATCATGGCCAATGTCCCTTCGTGGACTTCCCGTATGAGATCAAGGACAAGGGATGGTTCAGCCCGCGGGGCGTGTGCGAGATCTTGGCTCCGTTCGAGTTGTCGATGACCTCGATGTGGAACCATAAGCACGATGCGATGACGCTCTATAATCGCCCGCTATTCCGAGCGGAACGGGAGCTGCCGAACAGCATCAACCTGCGGTTCTCGCCCGGGCAAATCTTGCCGTATGGCGTGGCCCCGGTCCAGATGCCGCAGCCCCCGGTGAGCTTCGATCAGGAGCTAAACCAGACTCGGGCGGTCGCGGAGAACCGGATCGGTAGTCCGGATTATGCGATGGGTAGTGCGATGGGCGGGGGCAGTGACCGGCGGACGGCGACCGAGATCCAGAGTATCAACGCTCAGGCGATGCAGAGCGGTGATTTGCGGGCACGACTATTCCGTATGGCACTGGGCAAGATGTACCGGCAAGCTTGGGGACTTTATGTTCAGTATGATTCCAAGAGTTTACGATATCGATTTGCCGAGGACTCGCTGGATGCGGATCCGGTGGCATTGCACGATCAATATGAGCTGGAACCGAAGGGCGGTATGGACATGGTCAGCCGGCAGATGATGGTTCAGCAGGCCATTAACCGTAAGCAACTGTTCCAGAACAGCCCCTGGGTCGATCAAGTGGAGCTGGACAAGAGCATCATGGAGCTGGATGACCCGAGCCTGATCAAGCGATTGATACGGGATCCAGGTCAGAAGCAGCAGGATGAGCTGGAGGACGAGACCAAGACGATCCCGACACTGCTAATCGGCATTCCGGTGCCGGCTAAACCGGGTCAGAACTTCGCGGGCCGTATCGGTGTGCTGATGCAGTACCTGAATGGGGCGATCCAGCAGGGTCAGCAGTTCAGTCCGGCCTCGAAGAATGCGTTTATGGTGCGTATCGACAGCCTTTTGCAGGGGTACGAGCAGGTGGCGACCAATGAAGCGCGGAAATTGCGGGCTGAGATCCAGAAGTTCCTGACCAGCAGCGGTTTGTTGCAGCAGCAGCAGCCCCAAATGCCAATGCCGCCCGCCGTACCAGAGCCGCAGATGGCCCAGCCTCCCGTTTAATAAGCTATGACCTGCAAAGATTGCCGATATCGAGCCTCCGACAAGACCTGCCGGCGGTTTCCCCCTACCAGTAGGCCAACTTGCTGGCCCACTGTGCTGGATTTTGATTGGTGCGGAGAATTTTACGCTATGACCGCTATTATTGTGGAGCCTCAGCCCGTTTTGACCTCGATTCCGGTGCAAACCCAGCCC